ATGGCATATTTCAAAATTTGCGTACGAGCTAAGAGAAAAGACAATACATATCCTGTTTATATTCGTGTAACCCATCACGGACAGGTAGGATATATAAAAACAGATAAAGTCTGCAAGGCTAAGTCTGTTCGGAAGGGTGAGGTAATAGATAATTACATCATCAAGGATATTTCTATTCTTATTGACGGGTATATGTCCCGGCTTAATCGTGAAGATATACAATGTTGGGATATCAGAAAGATACTGGACTTCTTGAGGAGGGATTCTAGTGCACCTTCTTTTTCTGAATTTTGTGAGGAGTTTACCTCTAAGATGGATAACGAGGGAAGAGAGTCCACGTCGATAAATTATAAGCTTGCGTTAAGACGCTTGGAGGAATATATGGGGAAAGACGACATTCTCTTCTCTGATCTTACATCGTCTATATTCAAGGAGTGGATAGATTCGATGAAAGATAGCTTGTACAAGAAACACGGCTATCCGAAGCGGATCAAGACAATGTTTATGGCTGGATGCGAGCGGTATAATAATTATGATACCGGCGAGATGCTTATACGGAATAACCCGTTTAGGGGAGTGAGGGTACCTAGACCTACAGTTCCAGAGAAAAGGGCATTGGACATTAGAACCGTTCGAGATTTTTTTGCGGTATCCGCAGAGTATGGATCAAGAGCTGATCGTGCTAGGGATGTGTGCGAGATCGTTTTTTGTCTTGCCGGAATTAACACCGCTGACCTGTATTATATGGAAAAAGAGAACCTTAGAGACGGAAAGATGTGTTACTGCAGACGTAAGACTACTAATAGGAGGGATGACAAGGCGTATATAGAGATAGCCGTACCAGATAGGCTATCTCATTTGCTTGAGAAATATGCTGGAGAAAAAAGGCTGTTTAACTTCTGTGAGACTTATGGATCAAGTAAGAATTTCAATAAATGTATAAACGAGGGAATAAGTGATATAACAAGAAAAAACGACCTTCCTCATATTTCTGTCTATTCGTTTCGGCATAGTTGGGCTACATTCGCTCAAAACGATTTCGATGCAAGTTTGGATTTAGTAGGCTTTTGCCTTAACCATGCTTCTTCCCATAGGGTGACATCTGGGTATGTTAAGACCGATTTTAGCGTTATCGACCGCTTGAATGCCAAGATACTTGATTATGTATTTGAAGAAAAAAACGAAAAAAAGATGGAAATAATTTGCGGATTAAAAAAATGACTCTATCTTTGCCGTTGAAATAGCGAGTTGGATTTTAGACGAAAGTTTGAGATCCAACTTTTTGTGTTTATATGTGTTTGGTCTCTTCTTTCTGTAAACTACCATAAAACAATGACTTACCGGGTGCCTTCAAAAAAACAGGCACTATGACGATTTCTATTTCTAAAACAGCGCTGCTATCAAGATTGCAGCTTTTGGCGAAGATCATACCCGCCAAATCATCCACGCCGATCCTTTGTCATTTCTTGTTTGAGACGAGGGAAGGCCGGTTATTCATCACCGGATCGAATAGCGAGGGCCGGATAACCACCAGCCTTGAGTGCATCTTCGACGAGGAGATATCTATTTGTGTCCCGACTTCCTTATTAGAAGGACTGAGGAACCTGCCCGAGCAACCAATTGATATAATCATCAACAAGGATACCCGTGAGATAAGGATCAAGTACCATGGTGGAAAGTTCGAGGTGGTGGGTTATGACCCATCTACCTATCCGGGAAAAAGATCGATCGAGGTCTTGGACTCTGTGTCATTGAGCGCGGAGGATTTATTCAATGGGATATCCAAGGTCATAAATTTGGCCGGGAATGATGATATCCGTCCGGTCCTAAGCTCTGTCTTTATTGAGACGGAACCGGAGACCGTATGCTTTGTCGGTGCGGACGGGCATGGCATGGGATTCTTGAGAAAGGGCAATGATAGACAGGTTGGCAAGATCTCAGTTATAATCAGCCGTCCTATAGCCTCGGTATTGAAGGCGATACTTCCGGCTTCCTCCGATAACATGGAAATGAGGGTCGGTGCGGATTGGTCCGATGTCATATTCAATGACTATGAGATATCGTTCCGGAATGTGGAGGGGAGATATCCTAATTGGAAAGCTGTGGTACCCAAGGCGAATAAGCTGGAACTGCTTGTTGACACCGGACAACTGATCGGGGCTATTAAAAGGACATCGGTGTTCTCCAATAAGGCCTCATGCCTTATTGTCTTGAGGATCATTCGTGATAAGTTGACCGTATTCGCCCAAGACATAGATTTCTCGACTTCCGCGGAGGAAACGTTGGAGGTCGATTTTAACGGGAATGAGTTCTCGATCGGGATTAATGGATCGTTGCTTCTTGAGATACTCTCATGTATCGATGACGGGCGTACGAGGCTTTCCTTTAGCGAGCCTAGCCGCGCTATCTTGATAACTCCGGAGAACCAATCCGGGAACGAGGAACTTACCTATTTATTAATGCCCATGACAATCCCGTAAGTTATGAAAGAGTTCAAAGATACAATCCAGAAATATTTACAGGAGAGGGCGGCGGAAGATATTCTGTTTGCCCCGAGACTTGCCAATCCTAAAAAGAGTATAGACGAGTGTTGTCGTTATATCTTGGGAGAGGCCCGTAAGCGTGGAACCTCTGTCGTGATGAGTGATACGGAGGTTTTTGGCATGGCCGTACATTATTATGATGAAGAGAATATCGAGGTCGGAAAAGTTCCTGTCGGTAGCTCCGTTTCTTCTTCCCATAAAGTAGAACTTACGGAGGAAGAAAAGAACGCTGCCCGTCAGGCGGCCATCAAAAGGTTGACCGAAGAGCAATACCGATCGCTTAAAAAGAGGCCGGCCAAGAAGAAGGTTGATGAGAGTGTCCAACAAATGAGCCTGTTTTGATATGAAGCCGAGAACGAGATTGGAAAAGTTGGTGGCGGGATTGAGCGAAAAGCTTCCCGCCATCACAAAGGCGCAGGAGGAATGGGCCAAGGAACACGTGTTCGACCATGTAGCTTACAAATGTAAGAATGAGTTGTGGTGCTCTGAATGTGGCGAGATATGGGTTAATACGGGTAATAGTAAATTGGGTGACAAGACCGAATGCCCTTATTGCCACCATCAATTAGATGTAAAGGTCAGCAGAAAGCAGAAGAACCATGAGGAGGCGTATATGTCCATCCTGCAAGTGAGAGGCGGGTTTCAGGTAATCCGGCATATACTATGTTGGAAAAACGCCCGTAAGGGAACTTCCCCGGTGTATTATGATTTTACTGAAGTTGTTCAAGAATGGATTCGTGAAGACGGAAAGCGTACGATCATAGCCCGTCCAATAAATATGGGACGTAACGGATTTGCGTATAGTTCCCCTCTTAGTATCAAGGGTGAATATGGAAGTAACCCATATAATTATTACGGTGATTTATATGCGATATTTGGAGAGCTTTATCCAAGGAAAGAATTACTTCCGGAATTGAAAAAACGGGGACTGAATCGACTGTTCCCGGATGTAACCCCGTCTAAGTTGATACGTGACTTGTTGAAAGGCGGAAACGATGCGGAACTGTGTCTCAAGACCGGGCAAATATCCATGCTGAAGCACATGTATAGAAACGGCTTTTCCCAGCTTCGTTATAAGCCATCATTCAATATCTGCAACCGTAACCATTATATTATCAAGGATGCGTCCCTTTGGGAAGACTATATGTCTTTATTGGCTTATTTCGGTAAAGACTTGCGTAATGCCCATTATGTATGTCCTAAGAACTTGAAGGTCGCGCACGATAGGCTATTGGCAAAGAAAGATGCCCGTGAAGCCAAGTTGAGACAGGATAGGGATCGTGTGGAAGCTATCCGTAGGCGTGAAAAGCTCATGAAGGATATAGCCGGCTTCTACGAACGGATGGAAAAGTTTTTCGGAATGAAAATCACGGATGGTAACATAGTCATTTGCCCGTTGGAGAGTATTACCCAGTTTTATCAAGAAGGCAAGGCTATGCATCACTGCGTGTATAAACTCGGATATTACAATCGGCCGGATCGCTTGATACTGTCCGCAAAGGACACCGGTGGCAAGCGTATCGAGACGATAGAGGTGAACTTGAAGACGCTGAATATCGTCCAGTCCCGGGCCGTTTGCAATGGCGTAAGTGAGTATCACGACCAGATAGTAAAACTGGTGAAGAAGAATATGAACCTGATTCGTCAGAAATTGATAGCGTAAATTTACAAGGATGACTTACATTGAACTTATAAATAATTTTTGGGAATTGGATGAAGACTGGCAATTTACCTGCTGTGAAACGAGGCTTTATTTTTATTTGTTGAAAACAGCGAATCGTTTAGGCTGGGTGGATAGCTGGACGCGTAGCGATGCAAAGGTGTCGTCTGACGTGGGAGTGTCAGTCAATTCGATGAAAACAGCCCGTAATAGATTAGTTCAAGCAGGTCTGATAGAATTTAAATCGGGAGGAAATGGACAGCGGGATAAAACGAGGTATATCGTTAGGTGTCAAAATTTGATACCTAAACTACAACCTAAACATGAACCTAATCTTATACCTAACCGTGAACCTAAACCGCAACCATATATTAATAAGACTAAGATAAAGACTAAGAATATTAATATACCCCCCACACCCCCCAAGGGGGTTGACAAAGCAAAAGAAAAAGAGCTTTTGGAAAAGGAGGAGGCTTTACGTGTTTTGGAAGAAGAGTTGAAGAAACGGGAGGCGGAACTGGGTGCACAATCGGACAATCCACCATCCAAACCGAAAAAGCGTCCTAATCCGTTGAACTCAGAAGCAAGGAAACTTTTCGAGGAACGCTATCAGGCTCTTTTCTCATCCAACTATTACTGGAGTGCGAAAGATGCGGGAAATATGTCTTCTTTGCTCAAGAAGTTGAAATTTCAACGGGAGAAGAAGAATTTACCTATTGACGACCAAGGCGTGTTGAATGCTTTGAAGTACTTATTGGATTCAATCACTGACGGTTGGATATTGGAAAACTTCAGTGTGACGAATATTAATTCGAAGTTTAATGAAATTGTCTCACAGATAATGGCAAGGAAACAAGAACATGGAAATACTAAACATACAGACGGAGCGAAAGCCCGTGAACAACAAACCGATAGAGAAATCATGGAATATGCCCGTAGTGCCTTCAGAAAAGACGTATTCGGTGATTCGTAGATATGGGGATGGGGAAAGCTTTGCGAAGACATTCAACCCATCTTTACAGACGATATGTGCCCAAAACATAGAACGGTCCTTTTTGGGCGATGCTCCATCATTGGCATTGCTGTCGCAAACTTATCCAAATGAGCAGGTAAACACTTGGATTATTGCCCATTTGATGGACTTATACAAATTCGCAGGGGTTAAGGAGAAGCCTTCGTTTCAGCAAGTCTTGGAACTAGCTGTGATGATACGGGTTGAATATTATTATTTTAAAGCTTCTGAACTGCTGTTGTTTTTCTTCAAGCTCAAGTCAGGGGAATATGGTACGTTCTATGGTGTGGTCGATCCGATGGTGATTATGGCAGCCTTGATCGAATTCAAGGCATATCGTCGGCATCAGCGGGAGATCTACGACCGTGAGATACAGCGTAAGAAACGGGAGGAGCAATGGGCAGAATGGGAGAGGAATGCCGTTCCCTGCCCGGTACACTTGAAACTGGCGAAAGCGTTTGTGGAGGAAATACAAAATGCGGAATGAATATAATCCTTGAATAAAAAATCATTAAAAGTTACAATTATGGCAAATTTAACATTAAACACGAAAGAAATCGCAAAAGTAAACAATGTGGCTATCATGGCCGGTAATGATTCAAAGAAGTTGGTTCCTATCAAACCGATTTGTGAGGCATTGGGGATTGACATCGAATCTCAACGAAAGAAAATAAAAGAGCATCCTATTCTATCTTCAACTGCGGTGCTGAGCACCGTAGTTGCTTCGGACGGCAAAGCAAGAGAAATGTATTGTATTCCTTTTGAATTTGTATTCGGTTGGCTATTCACCATCAATCCTGCAAATGTCAAAGAAAAATCAAGAGAAAGTTTAATCAAGTATCAGCAAGAATGTTATCATGTCCTATACGAATACTTCGCTTCCTACGCCAGTTTCGTCAACCAAAAACAAAAACGGCAAGCGGAAGACTGGGTACGTATCCAAATTCTGAAAAGGGAATTTCATGAAGCGAAGAACAAGTTGGCTAAAGCCACGAAGCAAATGAACATGACGATAGACTACTCATTTGAGCAATGGAAGGCCAACGGGAAACAGCTTATTCTCGATTTTGACGATTGAATTCAGAGAATTCGATAGGGAATTTGATTTGCTCTCAAAGAGGTGTCACTTTAAGTTATTTCGTGTGTAAGTACATAGAGAAGATAACGGAAGTTTCACCTCTATTGTTTCAGAAGTAATTTTGAAATAAAAGAAGCTTGATGGATTTTTGTTTTTCTAATAGTTACGTGGATAGGTTGTGCAATAAATAAACTATCTTTGTAGATATTTAAAAATAAGCATTTTATGATAGCGACTCTGAAGGATAGATTGTCAACTATGGTTTTTGCTTTCCGGGATAAAGAAACTAACAGATTTTTATTCCGAATAACTAATATTGGAACTCATGAAAAGCCAGACTTCAAATTTGTTTTTACACCTAAAGAAAGTGGTATCTTAATTGATACCTCAGAGAAAAAAAGGAAAGATGGGTGTATCGATATGTATAACTGTATTCAATGGACTTATATGGAATATTCTTATCACCCAGATGGCTCCTTTTTATGTAAACTACCTGAATTTCCAATTAAAAAATATTTATATGATAACCCAGAAGGTGTGGGTGAAAGACGTTGTCCCTTGAAAGAGATTAAAGATGTTGAGTTTATAGCAGCAGTTGAGATTGATAATTATTCTTTATGTAAGAAATTCTTGCCTGCACCACAAGAAGTACATATGACATGTCAAAATAATAGTGTGTTTAATGGGGATACCTTCAATCTTTTAATTTATATTAAACATAGAGATTTTGATATAAACACTTTTCAGCATCCATTGGCAATATCCTATGTGTGTAGAGGTATCTCCGAAACACTTGATATTGGAATCTACATACAGAAAGTAGAAAGAAAATCTTATAAACATTATAATGAGAAATTAGGATGGGTATATCAAAATAACATGAATAGAATTACTCCTATTCGATCATGTAGTAAAGAATTGGTTTTAAGTTCTTTAAGGGGATTTGTTTTTCCGTAAAGGTTTAGTTTTAAGCTCTATAATAAGGACGTCTTGAAAACATCATGGTTCATGTCCTAAAATATTATAGATATAATTTCGACTTATAACTGCAAATTCATATATATATGTATTTAAGTTACTTATTTCTTTTTGTTTGTTACTTAAATAATCATTTAGGCAATTCTTTCTTTCTTCATGAAAAGATTGTAACTCTATTTTATTATTGGTTTTTTGAATTTTATCATTGATATTCATAATTTTGAATAGCAAATCATTTCTTTGTTGTGCAATATCCAACCCTTTTTTTATTATTTCATTCGATTCAACATGTAATGCATTGTCTTCAATATATATTTTGAAGACAATTTCTTTACTTAGTAATTCATGATATTGTTTATCCAACTCTTTGATACTATCAGCTATAGAATCATTATTTGATAAATCAATTTGAGCGAAATAGATGGATGAGTTTATCCATTTATTTAGTGATATGTTAAAGTCAATGATAATATCTTTCTTTTCTAATTCTAGATTTACATGAAGGTTTGTCGACAATGCTAAATTCGCTTTAAGTTGCTCTGTTTCATTGATAAATTTGTTTTCTACAGATTTAATAGTATCAGTAACTTGTGCTATTTTTTCAATTTGTGCGTTTAGTTTTCCAATTTCTGATTCATACGATTTTGTTTTGGCAATATGTTTCCAAAATAAAAATTGCGTTAGCCCAGAAGCACATGTGCATATGGCAATGATTAGACCCGTATCTATCCAGTTCATGTTTTTTATTCTTTTAGTTATCTGTTCTTTATAATCCTTCTAGAGTTTTTAACTTCTCTTGTTTTTGTATATCATCCTGCTTTTGTTTTTTCTGTTCCAATAGAGATTTGATGGTTTGAAATATCTTTTGATTTTCTATTCCGAAAGAAATATATCGGTTTGCTTTCCCTCGCGAATCATGTTTTACTTGGTCATTATAATAACATATTATGTCAGGATTTCCAGTGTCCCATTTTAGATTAAAAGACTGGTCTTCTTTAATAATTGTATTACCTAGTCCATTGACATATTCTTTTGGAGTTCTTTCATGTGTTATTTGGGGTTCTCCGTATTTGATAGTTAATGCCTCTTTGATATTTGTAGGCATAATCGTATACATGGCATAAAGAGAATCATTATAAAAACTAAGATATAACTCTGTCAAAGAGTAACCTTTTGCGGGTATATATTCATTAAGGACAAAAGTTTTTGTCAGATTATCATTGAAATCTTTTTCATTTTTTGCATCAGGAAATGATTGTTGAAAGTCACTAATTGTCATCCCCAGCCTAATTACACCCAATCCGTCTATAGTTTGTGATTCTGCGTAAAATGTACATAATAAGCATATTAGTACTGATAAAATTCTTTTCATGGTTTGTTTTTTATGTGTTTAATATTGAGCAAAAGTAGATATTTTAATGTTGATGGCAAAAAAAATGCAATTCCTTTTGCTGTTTAACAAAAAAGCCCCATCTTTGCGCTGTCCTATTTACACACAAGGCGGGTGACCGCCGAACATATTATTTGTGTCGGCATTTTTTATGCCCATACATGAACGTATTATAAAGTATAACGGTTTCGTACCCCCTTGATACGGCTTAATGGCCGTAACTGCCTTGTGTGGTGTAGGACAAAGGGACAGGCGAAACCGTTTTTTTGTCTATCCGCTTATAACAAACAATGTTAGTTATGTCCAAACACACAAGCATTTGTTTGTCGGGGAATAATAGTACCCAACAACCAACGGCTCAACCCTCCGAAATGGGTAAGTACTCCACACTAGAACTGCAAGCCGCATTCGATGCCGGCCGTGCTCTCGGTAGAACTGAAGGTATGCTCTCTTACCAACGCCACATCATGAACCAGCTCTTTGCAGAGAATCAGAAGCTCAATCGGAAACTTCAGGAACAGAAAGGAGGCCGGTCATGAGAGAACAATATGTAAGAATACTAGTTCCCAATTATAATCCGGATCCTCTTAGCGTGAAGCAATTCTTCCAAATGCAGAGCTTTGCCAAAGACGTGCAAACCTATTTACCTTATCAAAGCACCACTTTGCTCGATTTCATGTCTATTGCCTACAACTATTGCTTGAAGACTCGGCAAAATTCGTTGGATAATATGGCCTGTTATCGTGACGACTTTAGGCACAAGGTTATGCTATTCCTGACGAAGTATTATCCTAATGGATTCAAGAAAAACAAGAAAGGTTTGTCAGATACCTGCTACAAAGAACTTTTGAAATATCGCAAGCCTCGCTTCAAACGTGATTTCCTTGGTGAGTATGAGCCAATAGAGCGCATTTGGTTTATCCTCGCGTTACGTGCCTGCCACAGCTTTTTATTGTCCGGACATCTAATCGGCGATATAAATCAATTTGCCTACAAACTTGAGAAAATAGCTTTAATGATGAAAGGAGATATCTAAGGACTAAATAGTTAATAGATATTTTATTTCTCGGAAGATGTTCTTCTATTTTGAGGAACATCTTTCTTTTCTTATATATCTTAGTTAAAATAGGATATGAAGGAACATTGTTGTATCATCTGTAACAAGAAAACAGTATCAGTAATCAATACAGAAGAAGGACCAGTTTGCTATAATTGCTACTCTGATAAAAAGAACCCTCCAAAACAAAAGCAACACCATGATAACGAAGAAGCTCGGATTCAGTCGGAGTTCTTCAATAAAGTACCTTTGTTTTTCCCGAACTTGCCGGATCGACTTCTTTTTGCTGTCCCGAACGGTGGTAGCCGACATAAAATAGAAGCGGCTAATATGAAGCGCCAAGGTGTTAAACGTGGAGTGGCCGATGTAATCCTTCAGATACCGAAAAAGGGATATGCTTCTCTTTGTTTGGAGTTCAAGACATCGACGGGAAAACAATCTCCCGATCAAAAAGAATACCAACGCCAAGTTGAAATGGCAGGTAGTAAGTATGTGATTGTTCGGAGCGTGGAACAGGCTATCCGGGAACTGCAACTGTATTTGTGTTAATTGATTATCCCTGTTATATTTTAGAATAAAAGTTATGGCAGAATTGAAGTATGACCCTCGGAATTATCGCATCCACACAGATAAGAACAAGAGATTGATTCGTAAAAGTTTGGAGGATTGTGGAGCGGGGCGTTCTATCCTTTTCGATAAGGATGATTGCATCATTGCAGGGAACGGAGTGTACGAGCAAGCGCTGGAATTAGGCTTACCGGTTCGAATTGTGGAGTCTGATGGTACGGAATTGATTGCTATCAAGCGTACAGATCTCTCAACTGAGGATTCTCGGCGTAAGGCGCTTGCTCTAGCTGACAATTATACCTCTGATACGTCTGTATTTGACTTTGACGCGATCGTTGAAGATTTCGGTGCCGACGAGTTGGATGCTTGGGAGTTCAACATTGATGATTTGAATATTGATGATGTTTCAGTAAACGATGTAAAGCCAGATAAGGGACGTGTCGGCAGCCTGAAAGAACGTTTCATTATTCCTCCTTTCTCAGTACTTGACTCTAAGCTTGGAAACTGGCAAGATCGGAAACGTGCCTGGCTTGATCTTGGTATAAAGAGTGATGATGGCCGGGAGAAGGAGATTACATTTAGCCGATCAGCGCAACCACCCCGAGTATACGAAGCCCGTAACGTAATTCGTGAAAAAACAGGTGCCGATCCGTCGTGGAACGAATTGCAGAAGTATTGCCGGGATCATGGTATCCCGTTTATGGATGGAACCTCGATCTTTGACCCGGTACTGTGCGAGCTGGCCTACCGGTGGTTTAATATTCCCAATGGTTGTATCCTGGACCCATTTGCTGGTGGCTCCGTTCGTGGTATTGTTGCATCTATGTTGGATATGACTTATTTTGGTGTTGATCTAAGGCCGGAACAGGTCGAAGCCAACTGTAAAAACGCAGTTGAAGTATTAGGGGAGGAGTTCGGCGGGAAAGGCGGTCATAAATTTGCTCCTCTGTGGCTTTGTGGAGATAGTGTAGAGATAGATGCCCTGGCAGAAGGTTATGAGGCAGACTTGGTTTTTAGTTGTCCTCCGTATGCGGACCTAGAAGTGTATAGTGACGATCCGGCAGACCTATCGACGATGGATTATCCTGAGTTCCTGCAAGCGTATAAAGAAATCATCTGGAAGAGTTGTTCACTGTTGAAGCCTAATCGATTCGCCGTGTTTGTAGTAGGAGAGGTTCGCGATAAGAGTGGTGTGTATCGGAGTTTTGTTCCTGATACGATCGCTGCGTTCCAGGAAGCAGGCTTGCATTATTACAATGAGATGATACTGGTTAACAACATAGGTAGTCTGGCTATGAGAGCCGGAAAGCAGTTTAGTAATAGCCGAAAGATTGGTAAGCAGCATCAAAATGTGCTTGTATTCTATAAAGGGGATCTGAGTAAGATTAAGGAAAATTTTCCCGAACTTGATTTCTCGAATGATGATTTGTTTAAGGAAGATTGATAAATTTGGCGAATAACTAGAGAAAAGGATATTCGCCATGAAAATAAAATTATGTATGATTTATCGTGAGGTTTTAGCGAAGAGATTAGAACGTAAACGCTTGCAACTTGCGGAGTTGGAGAGACAGATAAATAGTGAAGGTGTTTCTTCATCGGTGGATAAGCGCAAATATATTGAGTTGAAAGCTATCGTGAATGAATTGGAGAATTGCCTTGATATGGCGGATTCTATGTTTAAATTTAGTAAGGAAGAAAAAGGAGAGTAGTATTTAATGGCAAAGTATAGTCAAAAATTGGTGGATCGAATTTGTTCTCTTATTCGGGAGGATAGCTATACTATTGCCGAGATTTGTGATTTGGTCGGTATAAACAAGGATACTTACTATACTTGGATGAAAACAAAATCCGACTTTTCCGACTCTATAAAAAAAGCGGAAGACGCACGGATGCAATTCTTTGTTGCCGAGGCCCAGAAGTCTTTATTAAAGAAGATTCAAGGTTATGAGGTGGAAGAGTCGAAGATCACGTATGTCGATAGTGGTAAACCTGTGGTTGATGAGAATGGAAAAGAGAAACAGAAACCTAAGATCAAAGAGAAAACTATAGTCAAGAAGCATATCCAGCCGGATACCGCTGCTATTATTTTCACCTTGACAAATGGTAATCCAGATCGTTGGAAAAACAGGCAGGATTCTAACATTAGTGGGCTTACTCCCGTAAGTAAGTTTGAGGGGATGACCGATGAGCAATTAGAGGATTTTATCTATGGAGAAAAACAGAAGAGAGATATTGTTGTTGATGGCAGAGGCGGCGGATGTGCTGAGACGCCGGAAAGCGAAAAATGATTTTTGGTCATATTGTTTATATTATGACCCGAAATTCTTTTCCAGACGCTTATTTTTGAAACATGTGGCGGACGCTTTTACTCGTGTGTATGATTCTTATCAAGATGGTGTTATTCGCAGGTTGGCCGTTTCCATGCCGCCACGTGCCGGTAAGTCCTATATATCCTCGTTGTTCATCGCTTGGATGCTCGGTCACTTCCCGGAAGAGTCGGTCATGCGCAACTGCTGTTCCGATACGCTGTATAACAAGCTGTCGTATGACACGCGCGATATTGTCCGCTCTTCCCGGTTCAAAGAGATATTCCCGGATGTGCAATTGCGAGGGGATAAGCAGAACGTTCATGGTTGGAGTTTGGACACTGCCCGGCAGGTAAGTTACTTCGGGGCTGGTGTAGGCGGTACGGTAATCGGTTTCGGTGCGTCCATGCTCGCCATGACGGATGACTTGTATAAGAGTTTGGAAGATGCGCTGTCTGACACCAATAACGAAAAGGTCTGGTCGTGGAAGCAGGGAACGCATGATTCCCGTATCGAAGGAAATTGTAGCTCTATCGACATCGGTACCCGCTGGTCTGCCACTGACGTGCTCGGCCGTATGGAGGAGATGGGAAAGTATGACGAGATCATTCGTATCGCCGCCTTGGATGAGAACGACCGTTCTTTTTGTGAGGAGGTACATACGACAGAGTATTATCACGAATTGCGTGAGGAAACGGACGATTCCATTTGGTGTGCCGAGTATATGCAAGATCCAATCGAGGCAATCGGGTTGTTGTTCCCGAAATCGGAGCTTAACCGATTTAAATTGGCTGATATTGAGGGCAAGCAACCGGACGGTGTTATCGGAGCTACCGATGTGGCTGACGAGGGAGACGATGATTTCTGTGCTCCGATTGCCAAGGTATTCGGTACGAAGTATTTCATTACCGATGTGCTGTTTACGAAAGATAATGTCGAGATCACCGAACCGAAGTTGGTTTCCTTGATCCTTGATACTCGTTGCGACAATATGCGTATCGAGAGTAACAACGGTGGTCGCATATTCGCTCTCAATGTTCGTAAGGCGGTAAAGGCAAAGAACGAGAAATGTATCATTCAGGCGAAACCGACAACGGCCAATAAGGATACACGTATCTTGTTGAAGTCTGGTTGGATTAAGAAGCATTGTTATTTTTTGGAAGAAAGCGAGTATAAGAAAGGTTCGGATTACGACCGGTTTATGAAAGCTTTGACCAGCTATAAGAAAGAGGGTGGTAACAAGCATGATGATGCGCCGGATGGTATGACAATACTTGCCGAGAATGTAGAGTTTATTGGGTTGTGCAAGGCTAACTCTGTACGTCGGGTAGCAAGAGGACGATAATTGGCAAAATGGAAGTGTTTTTCTGATATTTGTGACACGTGTTAGATAAAATCCCGATATTTTTCTGCCACATACTTGCGTTTTGATATGTGTTCTTGGTTTTTACATTTCAAAGTGAACTTGTCTATACTGGTCGTATTGACAGCGAAAAACTATTTGCTTTTATATTTTAGCATAAAACAATTATGCCAAGTATAAGCGAAATTCTTGCGAATGAAGATTTTGGGCAGGTAGTCAGTACGTTATGTGTCGATACGATTGAATACCGGGAACCAAGAGAATATTACAGAGAATACCATGGTGAACGTCGTCGGCGTAAGACTTCAGTCGGTTGGCGTGAGCCTAAGCGTTTAGAAGTCTATTCGGATACTTTGGTGGATAAAAATGGTGAACCAGTACGCCTTCCTGATAAGATCGTAGATGTGGCCCGTATCGTAACCAACTTTCCGAAGAAGGAGGTGCGTACCTCTGTCGCTTTCCTGTTCGGCGGGCAAATGACGATTACCGGAGCTGATCAAAACGATGGCTTTCAAGAGTTCAAGCGTGTATGGGAACGCCGGTTGAAGATGCAATCCGTCTTGAAGTCATTCGCTCGCAAGGTGCTTTCTGAAAGTAAGGCTGCTCTTGTGTTCTATCCGTATACCTCCAAAGGATTAGACGGCAAATTGATTACGGAGTTAAAAGTAAAAACACTTTCTGTTCCCCGTAATGAAAATACTTTCTCTGAATTTTATCCCCATTTCGACGATAACGATGATATGGATGCCTTTATCCATCGTTACCAAGTGAACTCTAATGGTATGATCCGGAACAGCTGCACGATTTGGATGGCGGATAAGATTATTACGGCTATCGATGAAATGGGTGGCTGGGTGATAAAAGAGGTTCCCAATCTATTTGGGAAAATTCCGGTTGTGTATGCCGATGTATTCCAACCTGAATGGGATGAAGTAGCGTTTCTGATGGATGCTCGTGAAATGCGTATTTCTCGCATGGTGGATACAAATGATTACTATGGTGATCCGATGTTGAAGACATTCGATGTGGCTGACCTGCCGACTAAAGACACTGTCGGCAAAGAATTGTCTTTTACGTCTAAAGTACATCCGGAAACGCAACAATTGTATCATGGCGATGCGGAATACCTTACTTGGAACGGCTCTCAACCATCTGTGGATAAAGAGTTGGAAGAAACCAAATGCGAGCTGTTTTCCGGTACATCCACGCCAGACCTTTCCTTTGACAATTTGAAAGGCATTGGCAACCTGTCCGGTGTCGCTCGTAAATTCATGCTGATGGATGCGACCATCAAGGCGAGTGAGAACATGGAAACATTCGGTCCGGTCGTACAACGTTGTGTGTCGGTCGTGTTGGCCGGGATATGCAATATTACCAACATCAAGTATCGTCCCCAGCTGGTAAACAACCTGATCGATGTGGAATTTGGTTCCATTTTGCCGGAAGATTTGGCTGAAACCTTGCAAACACTCTCTGTTGCCAATGGAGGCAAACCGATTAACGCTCAGCGCACGGTTACGGCTCATTCTCCGCTAACAGAAGACTTGGACGAAGAAATGAAGCTGATGGAGGAAGAGGAAGATACAGCAGCGCAACGCAATAATATGATCGGCTTAACAATGGGATATGGAGAATGAAAGAACTATCATTTCATGAGCGACAATTCCTGCAATGTCTGTTCCGGCAACAAGGTAGCATAAAGTATTCGTTTGACGAGTTTGTCCGTAGGGTAGGACCTCTTCTGGCTAAATGGTCGGATCATGGCGGTGACCGTGTATGGATAGGCAACGCTACCATAGAGAAGCAAATCGAACGTCTGTTGGATGACCTGCATACGCAGCTCGTAAGCAATATATCCAATACAGTTACCGATGTATGGAATTTAGGCAATAGGAAAGCGGATGAACTGGTAACAGGTTATATCAAGGATATGGCCATATCCAGTACGTTGAAGGATAAGATGTTTTCCAGAAGTGCAGATGCGCTGAATACCCTGTTGAAACGTAAGGATGAATTTGGTAAAACCATATCCTCCCGTGTCTGGGATATAACGGACGGAGCTATGGATAATCTGGAGTATTATCTTTCTTCGGGTTTGTCTTCCGGCCGTCCGGCTGCGTTGATCAGCCAAGATATACGGCAATTACTAAACGAACCCAACCGTCGTTTCCGCCGTGTAAGGGACGCGAATGGCAAATTGGTCCCATCCCAGCCGATGAAAGATTATCATCCGGGGCAGGGTATTTATCGTTCATCTTATAAAAACGCCCTTCGACTAGCAGCAACGAAAACAAACGAGGCTTTTCGAACTGCCGATTATGAACGTTGGCAGAATATGGACTTCGTGATCGGTATAGAGGTGGAACGTTCACCAACGAATCACGGTCCGTGTCCTGTGTGTGACGCCAAGGCTGGCCAATACCCGAAGGATTTCAAGTTTACAGGATGGCACCCGTTTTGTATTTGCATATCTACGCCGATTATGATGGATCATGAGGAGTTCGCTGAATGGTTACTGGGTGATGGAAAGCCAAAGGATTCGATTAATGTAGCGTCCGATAAAGTGAGATTTAAGGAGATCAAGGAAAAGGCTTCTTTATTAAAACAAACTGTTATTCGGAATAAAGATTTTCGGAAAGATATACAGATTACCGGTCGTGGTATAAAAGAGTGGTTGAACCAGCCACATAAATATTACGAGAAAAAGAATGAAATGCTTTTGGATATAGCTTCTGTGATAAAGGATGCGGAATATATTGGTTGCGGAAATGATAAGCATGGATATAATGCTATTGTTCATTTGTTTGAGACAAAAGTGGAAAACGAAAAGTCTTGGATTCTTGTGAAAGAGCAGGCGGATGGTAGCACATCGTTATATAGTATCTCTGATAGCATAAATATATTGAGATTATTGGAAAAGAAGAAAGGCGATTCATAAGTAGCCCCGTGGAACTACAATCCACGACTTGCTTATAAACCGCCTTCTTTTTGCAAAAATATAAATAATCTCCTAATTGTTTAGCGATTTAGGAATTTTAATCGTAAAATCAACTGTTGGCGCCAGCATAATAGTTGAACAACTGCGGTGCTGAACACCGTGGTTGAACTGGGGTGCTGATGACCCCAGTTGTTACGCTCGGCATAATGGTTGGAATTAATCAAATTACTTCTGCTTCCTCCTTAGGTTGCTCTACCACCTTAAAGAGGTTGGCGAGAAATTCCAGCCCTTTCTGAGTAACGAGCACTTTTAAGACCATGAATCCATCGTGATTGTTCCGGTCAATCCATTTCTCTTTTAGGACGAAATAACCACGCTTCACATATTCCTGCTTCGGTTCGTTCTTGTTCTTGAAGAATACACCCATATCACGAAGTTTTTGGAACAAGGTATTTCTGCCGAATGGGAGATTCAGGATTTTTGCGGACTGGCCGATGTCGATACGTTCGTCCGCATCCATTATTTTATCCATAAAGTCTGCCTTGGGACGTAGTTTGTTGTTTTCTTT